GTATGTGAATGCTTGTCACATTCACATACATTTATTTTCTAGGAAGCCTTTTGGCTTCTAGGATGGATCACCATCTGCTTTTCTACACGAACATTTTTCAGTCTTAACTATAGGGCCTGAAAGATGGCACCAGGAAGACCTAGATCTGAATTGATGTTAATGTATGGACTCCGCGATAACTAGACGGACCACTACACATAACTAGAGGGCCTTCATGGTACCAGGAAGACTTTGTGTAGGAGTGTAGCGAGGAAGATTTTCGCAGGAGTAGGAAAGATTTAGTGCATCATTCCCGATGTTACTAGTGATATAAACACTTTGACTACCCACAAAAAACCCCCCCCCCCTCTTATTTGTATAAAATAAAAAAGGAAACAAAAATCTGACCGCGATGTCGAAAAACTAGCGTATGACCGTGATGTCGTTAAACTATGTATATTCTGGACCGTTATGTCCATTATAAACTATCAAATTCACGTCTCATATAGACCACTACGTCTTTAAACTGCCGGGAATTAGCCCCGGGGAGACAAAATATTTTTAAAAAACAACAGTAGTTTGCCTTATGTCTTGGCAATCAATGTGTAACCGTAGAAATCGAACCCCAATCGAGTACGAAGGGATATTTTATGATCCGCGTTAGCAAGTTACTTATCTGATGGACTCAGAAAGAACCACTGCGTTACGAAGTATTTTTGGGATAATCGATCATCCGTTGCACAGGCAATGAAGAGACTATATTTCAGCTCTGCAAGCATACATTTCTGGGAGTTATGTGTGTAAGCATCTGTCAGCATGAGAGACTCTGGTCTCACAATGTGGTGAATGAAGAAAATTTTGGGTTAATACCCCCACACCCAGTTGTGGCGCTTCTGCTGCAACTCACCCCCTCTGTTTTGGAGAAGTATGAGTGCTCTTAACTATAGCACTAATAGATACCGGACCGTCCGGGAGTAATTAAAGGAATTTTGGTTTTGGTCAACATTAACCAGTTGACAAAGATGGTTGTACACAACCACCAATGAAACATGTCGAATCAACAGTTGTTAACATCGACGCACGAACTCCCCCAAAACTACCAAACTGAACGCGCTCGTATCATTATGAGCGATATCTCACCTCCTGTCGCTGTCTACAAATTGTGGCAGCTTGACAGGAAGTACAACACAAAACAACGAGGTTGCAAAGCAACCTTGGTTACCAAGAAGAACAAGTTGGCCAAATTGTTCGCCACACGCAAGATTGTGTGTGACGGACCCTTCGTCAATGTTTTTCTATGTGCAGGTAACATCAAGCAGTGCTTGCAAGTTGAACCTCGCGAAACTTTGGAACAAGTAGCATTTCGCTACAATATTGATCTCCAAGGGGCGTGGTTCACTGTGAATAGTAAACCCCTGCGCACGACCATCGCTCTGTGTGAGTATGGTGTGTGTGAGGGTTCCACAATTTTTTCCCATGGTCGCCTGTTTGGTGGCTCAAATGTGGGTCTTAAGCTGCGTGAGAATCGTGGTTCAAGCACGCATCGTGAGTTGCTGACACACCATGGACATACGCATCATTTGCGTTTGTATACCCATGTGCGTGAGTGCGAACGGGAATTGCTTGATGAGGAAAACGCACAAGGTGAAATGCGAGCCATGGCGGACATGCGTCGCATGTTGGAGTTGCAAGGATCTAGCGAGGATAGCTCACTATCCGTGCAAGCCATCATGACTACGTTATCCACCGTCAAAGATACTCTCTTCTTGAAACACGAATGGTTGTTTGAGGTTCTTGAGAGTTTCTTTCACACCGTGTATTGGTTCAAGAAGTGTGAGTGTGTGCAGGACTATACGGTCATTGTTGCACTGGCACATAAACTGATGACTGGCAAGAGCATGTCATCGCGTTTCATGCAGGTATTTGGTTTCAAATCCGAATTGCAAGGTGAATTCACGAATTTTGTGAAACAGCTTCGTGATCTGTACACCACCACAAATGGAATGATAGGCAAGGACTCTCTGCTCATGAAAGTGCGCAAAGTGTACACATATCTGTTAGTCCAGGGTATTCTCAAACCCGTTGGTTTGTCACTTAGCGAGGAACAATTCCTTGCAATGGAGGCAAAGATCAAAGTGGACAATTCACACCACATGAATATGGCATTCACGATGTTTGATGTTGCCATTACGATCTGTGAACGCATTGATGCGTTCATTCTAACAGGTGATGTGTGCGCCTTGGTACACGATGATATCGTTTACGCGAAATGGTTGAAGGAAGCTGATCGCATTTTGGGTTTGGCTCCCTTCACCTCGAACTTGAAGGCCCATGGGACGAGCTACTTTGCATTTGTGGCGGATCTCAACGATGCCCTTGAGCGCGGGGAAGCTATGTGTGGTTACTCGCGCGCTCATAGTGGCGTGGAAGGATACCATATGCGTAGAAAGCTTGATTCATTGCGTATGCTCAAGAACACAGAAATTACGCGCCGCGCTTCGCAGAAAGAGCGGCGGGCACCGTTTGGTGCGCTCATCTATGGTGGGTCGAGTGTGGCAAAGTCCACATTCACAAAGATGATGTTTTATTACTATGGGAAACTCCATGGCCTTAAGACCGATGATCACTTTCGCTATGTGCGTAATCCCACAGATGAGTACTGGAGTAACTTTGACTCCAGCAAGTGGTGCATCCAGCTTGACGACATAGCTTTTTTGCTTCCGTCGAAGAGCAGTGATGTTGATGCGACGCTCAAAGAAATGTTGAACGTCATCAACAACGTTCCATATGTGCCCCCGCAAGCGGCTCTTGAGGACAAAGGCAAGACACCCGTTGTGGCCGATTTGGTGTTGGCTACTACTAATGCGGCACACATCAATGCGCAGGAATACTTTTACTGTCCATTGGCTGTGCGTCGCCGTTTGCCATTTGTCGTGAATATCCGACCAAAGGAAGAGTACCTTTCAGAGAACAAGCAGTTCATCGATCCGTCGAAATTGCCACCCATTGAAGGTGCATATCCAGATTATTGGATCATCACATTGCAAAAGCTAGTGCCGGTGCGCTATCAAGGTCGCGATTCTGCCAAGTTGGTGGATGTCGAAACCTTCACAGACGTACGGAGATTTCTTCGTGTTTATGGTGAGGCGACCAAGGCGCACAAAGCCACGCAGGATAAATCGCAAACTTGTGATGCAGGCATGCGTGACATTGATGTTTGTGCATCATGTTGTGGGTGTGCTGGCGAATGTTGGTGCCCTGCAGAAAGACGCACTTGTGCAAAGTGTCAATTGACAGAATGCAAGTGCATCCGCATGTGCAGTGAGTGCAAAGTGGACCCGTGTTGTTGTGACGAATTCTGCACCATCTGCGATAGTGAGGAATGCACATGTCCAAAGATCTGCCAGTTGTGTTTCAAATTGGAATGCACATGTCAGCAAGGCGCTTTGAGCGCTATTGCGGGTATCATGCTGTTTGACGTTGTGTGGAACATTTTCCAAAACGTTCTGGCATGGTTCATGACATCATGGCTTTGTCTTTACCTGGCACGTTTTTATGGCGTCCGAATGGGGATCATGTTGTTAACACGATTCCTCGATGCAGGTGTGGAGTTTAAGATTAGTGGTATCCTGAACTCTAACCGCAATGTGAAATTGAAAGTGACGGTGCGAAAACTTTTGGTCGTTGGTAAGTTGTTAGCGTCCATGTTTATCACGTACAAGGCTTCAAGTGCCATTTGGCGTCACTGTACCAAGCCCATCACCAAGAAGAAATCCATTTCAGAACCTTCATGTAAGGCGACTGAATGGGATGTTGAATCCGTTGAGGAATTTGATGAGCAGGGTAACGTGATGGGTACGACGGAAGAACAGTTGGCAAAGGAAACCTCACAGAATGTGTGGTACAATTCAACACTTGAAATGTGCCGTTTTGATGTACCGCTTGCTTCACAAAGTTTGTGTAAGGCGACACCAGAAGATATCCGTAGTGCCTTTTCGGCTAATTGCGTGCGATTGGTCTTGAAGGGGTGCAACAGTGGTATTACTGTGCGCACATGCGGCACTTTTGTAAAAGGGCAATGGCTGCTCTTGAACAAACATATTGTGGATTGGACAAAAGATACTCGGGTTGAAATGCAAATTGTAACTGGACCCACATCGCAAGGCTTGACACCAAATGTGACCTTTTATTTCGATGTTTCGGAATTCAAGATCAACGCGGAACGTGATATTGCCTTGATCAACGTACGTGGGTACCCACCAGTCAAAGACATCCTCAAATTCTGGGGAACCCAGGCGATAACAGCTACGAACATTGTGAGTGTACGTCGTGAATTCGACGGTACAGTGTCTAAGATCGAAATGTTTGGTGGTGCCTACAACGACGACTTTCCTGTCACAACGTTGGACCGCAAAATGCCGATCTATTTCGGTCAATCTGCTATTGACACCAAGACTGGTGATTGTGGATCACTGGCTGTTGCCAAAACGCCTATGGGACCAGTGATTGTGGGCCAGCATATGCTGGGCCATAACACAACTGCTGGGTTCGTGTGCATCTTGCGCAGTGATATCGAGAAGTTGATTGGTGATGACAAAATTGTTGTTGCTGGAACCCCACCACGGATGAGTCTGAATGGCGACATTCAGCTTAGTCCACCACACCATCGTTCACTCCTTAGGTACATGGATCAAGGTACAGTTCGAGTGTATGGCAGCTTGCCAGGATTTCGAGCGAAACCTAAAAGTAGAGTTTGTACCACACCACTGCAACCACTGATGTGTACGCATTTTGGTGTGGATATTGAATTCGGCCCACCTGTTATGGATGGATGGGCACCGTGGAAAAAGAACGTGGTGGAAATGGTGAAGCCGCATATGGACATTGATATGTCCATTTTGACGCATTGCACAGAAGCATTCCGCACTGATATCATTGCGGGCCTTACGGCCAAACATGGTGATCAGTGGAAGGGACAACTTGTATTCTTATCCGATAGAGCTGCTGTGAACGGTCTTCCAGGGGTCAAATATGTGGATCGTATCAACACCAACACATCCATGGGTTTCCCATGGTCCACACCCAAGAAGCGATTTTTGGAGGCAGACGTTTCACCCGAATACCCTGAAGGTGTGACTTTCACGCCTGAAGTGTGGGAGCGTGTCCGGAAGATTGAGGAAAGTTACGCTCGTGGTGAACGTGCCTATCCCATCTTCACTGGCCATCTGAAGGACGAACCTACAGCCTTGAAAAAGATCGAAGAGCAGAAGACGCGAGTGTTTACCGGAGCTCCAGTGGATTGGAGTCTAGTAGTGCGTTCGCGTTTACTCACATTCGTCAGACTGTTGCAGAAGAACAAATTCATTTTCGAAGCCGGACCAGGCACAGTGTGTCAGTCTGTGGAGTGGACAGAAATCCACAAATATCTCACAGAATTTGGTGAAGAGCAGATTGTTGCTGGGGATTACGGCAAGTTTGACAAGCGCATGATCGCACAATTTGTGCTGGCTGCGTTTGACATCATCGTTGCCGTGTACCGTGAAGCAGGTTTTTCGGATGATGAGTGTCGCCAGATCAGATGTATTGGTGTTGACACAGCATTTCCTGTGGTTAACATGAATGGTGACATCATCGAGTTTTACGGCACCAATCCTTCTGGGCACCCGCTGACTGTCATTGTCAACTCTTTGGTCAACAGTTTGTATATGCGTTACGCATATTGTTTGGCCAATCCTGAAGGGAAAAATTGTGCAAATTTCAAACGTGATGTCCATCTTTTCACGTATGGAGATGATAACATTATGGGAGTGAGCAAGGCGTGTCCTTGGTTCAACCATTGTGTGATTCAAAAGCACATGCAAACCATTGGTGTGGAGTACACCATGGCCGACAAGGAATCAGAATCTGTTCCGTACATTTCCCTCAAGGAGACCTCATTTCTCAAACGCTCATGGCGCTGGGAGGAGGAGCTCCAAGCGTATGTGTGTCCTTTGGAAGAGAAGTCCATCCACAAGTCATTGACTATGTGGGTGCCATCTCGCACTATTGACAAACACATGCAAATGGTCGCTGTTATTAGCAGCGCCAATTCCGAGTACTTCTTTTATGGACGAGAAGTTTTCGAAAAACACCACGCATTCTTCAAGAATGTGTTGGAACTCGAACCCTTCAGCTATTATGTTGAAGAAAACACCCTCCCTGGTTGGGATGCTCTTTGTAAGAGATTTAGGGAGGCGTCGAAAGGGTTGGAGTAGTTCCTGACCACTGTATATGTATTTGGCGGTTCATGTACATGTTTTTATAGTCATGCATTCAAGAAAAAAGTAAAGAAAAGAATGTTGGAGCAGTCACTAAAAGTACTGCACCTTGTCATACGTCTCCGAGCGCGTGTGTCAAGAGTATGTCGACTCGTTTTGCACTGCAAGGTGATGTTTCGGGTGAAACGCTCCTAGCAGAAACGGCAGCGTTTGAAGAAACGTCCCGAGGTGAGATTGAGGCTACACCAGCGCCTTCCAATTCGGTTGCGATGGTGGATGCCACACCTGATCTTGACTTGGGACGCTTTCTGCAACGTCCTGTCACAATTCGTACCTACACATGGTCAACAACAGATCCAATTGGAGTGTTGCGGACTTTTGAACCGTGGTACGATTATATGAACACAGCAGCAGTGAAGAACAAGTTGGAGAACTACGCTTTTTTGCGTGGTAAACTCCACATGAAGATTGTTATCAATGCTACTCCATTTCAATATGGACTGTTGCGTTGTTCGTATTCACCACTTCTTGGTACGATCAGTAGTAAGATTCGCACTAATACGGTTTCTGATGAACCGTTGCGAATTCCCTATTCTCAACAACCAGGTTTTTACATAGAACCACAGGCAAATACTGGTGGTGAAATGGAATGTCCATTTTTCTACCATAAAAATTGGCTGGATATTACATCTGCAACCGATGTTCAGAAAATGGGTACTGCCAATTTGGTGGTGTATGCACCCTTGGCTGTGGCGTTACCGACAGCACCAACAACTCTCACTGTGAAGGTTGTTGCGTGGATGTCAGATGTCACGCTTATGGGTGCTACGTCGGCGCTTGCGCTGCAAGGTGATGAGTATGGTAACGGGCCTGTGTCCGCTCCAGCAACTGCTGTGGCGAACTTTGCTAGTAACTTAACTCATGTGCCTGTCATTGGCAGATTTGCGAGGGCCACGGAAATCGGCGCATCTGCGTTATCCAAAATTGCAACCATTTTTGGATTTACAAATCCACCCAACATTGAGAACGTGCGTCCGATCTACCAGATGTCGGCACCCCACCTAGCTACAGCTGAGATTAGTGTTCCTTATCAAAAGCTGACGTTAGATCCAAAGACTGAACTTTCCATAGACCCATCTATTTTTGGTTTGCCCAATCAAGATGAATTGTGTATCAACTATCTGAAAAAGAAAGAGTCTTTTGTGGGTGATATGACGTGGAACACGACTGATGCTGAAGGTGTTCGTATCTTTAGCACTCTGGTGACTCCCACGTTGAAATCATCTGTGCCACTTCAAAATTCAGTTCCCGCCACAGTAGGATACCGACATTATAATACACCTCTTTCTCATTTGAGTTATGTGTTTAACGATTGGCGGGGAACAATGAAATTCCGATTCCATATCATTTGTTCTAAGTACCACAAAGGTCGTCTTAAAATTTCTTGGGACCCTTTGAATAGTATTGATACAACTGACCCTGGACTAAATGAGTGCTATACGCACATTTTGGATATCGGAGAAACCACAGATTTTACTTTAACAGTGCCCTACCACCAAGCAATTGCGTGGTTACGCACTGATCCGGATTCGGTCAGCAATGGCTGGACGAATTCAGGTACTTTGGGAACAGTAAATAGAACGCGACACAACGGCTCTATTGCCGTTCGTGTGTACAATACTTTGGAAGCCCCAAGTGCCGCCCCCATCAAAATTCTGGTATACGTGTCCGCTGGTGATGACTTTGAGTTTAACAACCCAAAGGGATTTATTACAGCGGGTGACTCTGTTGCCAATACTGACGTACCTTCTTTCTTTGCATTGCAAGGTGAGCGTGTACTTGGTGACGAGACAAATGCTGACGCATCACGTTATGGACAGAATTATGGGGAATCTGTGCTTTCATTAAGGAAGCTGATGCGGCGATCTCATATCGCCGACACAGTTCAGCTACCTGTAGGTGTTACACAAGCAATGAACATTTATCGGAAAGGGATTTTCCGTATCCCCTACACACCTGGATTTGTTAACACCTCTTTTCCCACATCTGCTAATAAGGTGGTAGCAGCTAGTGGGACAGCATCGTATGCATTTACAACAATGCATATAATCCCTTGGGTGGCATCTATGTACCTGGGGATTAGAGGCGGTGTCAATTACACCCTCACGGTCAACAGCCCTGATGTGCGTCCTGATGATATTCGTGTCATGCGGACCACAGACCAGGGGGCTGTGACAGCATCAAACCGTCTCGTCACCCTCAACGCGTCAATTCTGGGCAGTGCCTCGTTTTCTACGAAAACGGCGGCACTTGGCTCCATTTGGAACGTACGCGACGGAATTGGGGGTATGGTGCTCACATCAACAAGTGTGGCGCCAACGGTTCAGTTTACCATTCCGGACAACAATGGGTATAATTTTACCCTGTCCGATTGGAATAACTGGATCGAGGGATCCGATAAGGATTCAACGGATTTGCAAGGCGCTTTGGTGTCGATTGCTGTTGCTAACACATCCACTACGGACCGTGTTGGATACACAACAGTTTCGACAGCCGCAGGCATTGGATCAGACTTTACTTGTCTCTTCTTTTTGTGTTGCCCCACCATTGATAATCTCATTGGTGATCCCGTTCCTGTCTAAGGATCCCAAATAAAATCTCATCGTTGCAGTCGGTGAGTCTCCTAACGGAGCTACATCCCGCATTAGCGGTTGCGTTTTTCATCAAGAGTTTTGTACTCGCGGCGCAGCCGCGACGAAATTTTGCTCAGATGGAATTGCAACATTTTGCTAATGATGGCATGAAATTGCA